TATTTCGTGAACAATTTGATCTCTTGCAGCAATAAGTTCGTTACCTGCTGCGTCGCTAATAGCTTTCCATTTAAGACCACCAGTAAGAACAGCTGGTTTACGATTTCTGTTATGATTGCCTAACCAAGTTTCTTTTAATATATTTGCTTGTTCAGCTGTTAAATCTCTGTCTGTTTCTAAAACGGAACTAGGTGTGCCACCCTGTCCATAGAACTGTGCAATATGTCGTTCCATAGCTAATGCAAGTCCGTAGGTGTTGGAATTGGTACGTAGTGGACTAACACCTATTAGTTGACCGGGATAGCAGTACCAAATAAAATGCAACATATTGTGGTGTGTAATTTTTCTGTCATACCCACCTTTGCTACTTTGTAGCATATATACTTTCTGTCCCTCTTGCATTTCTACTTTTACTTTTTCTGGGTGTATTGGTGTAAGTTGTATTGGTCTGCCCTGTCTGTCTTTATCAACTAATATAAATGCGTTGCCGTGCATAGCCATAGATGTAATTGTTTGATGTAACAATGAAAACATTGTTAGATCAAGACTATGATTTGGTTTTTCTAAAAATTTAGGTTTATCAGTAAATATTGTCTTTTGACCGTCATAACGTAGTGTTTTTATTGGTAGTAAAGCAATACTGTCTGCGATTAAAGATATTGCACTATACACAGTTGATATACCAAGTGCAGACATTTCATTAACTTTTTCACCTGTATAGTTATACAGACCACCCTCACGAAGTGCTAATAAATCAACAAGATTGCCTAAAGCTGCGTCCCTGTTCTCTCTTTTGAATAAACTCATCTAACTGTTAAATAACTTCCTAATATCATAAATGCACCAGCGACTATAAACGCAAGTGATACATTAATTGTATATACTCCATAAATTATAAGTCCTGCACCTATTACTTCAGCTAGTGTTGTTATATAGTTTTTCATCTATCCTTTCCTTTGCTATTTTATAATTAACATCATTTAATTCAATCCCTATAAATTCTAAATTATTATTTATACAAGCTACACCAGTTGTTCCACTTCCCATAAAATTATCTAATACAACATCATTTGGTTTTGAAGCAATTTTTAATATTCTGTCTGCTAAAGCTATTGGCATTTGTGTTGGGTGTACTCTTTCTGCTTTTGGAATATTATGTGGCACATACCATACAGAAGTTAATGGATCATCAATACCACAATCAGTATTTAGGTAAATATTATCACCTTTTGATAAATGATAAATTATTTCATAATCCAAATGAAACCTAGATTTTGTACTATCAAAACTACCTGCATACTTCCAAATAATATAACTTTTAAAATCTAGTTGTTGAAATGCGTTTGTAAATTCAAGCCAATGTGGTGTTCTAAGTTTTTTATTTGCTGTTTTACTTTTAATATTAAAAAATAATTGTCCACCGTCTTTTAATATTCTTTGATATTGTTCAAATACTTCATCAATGAACTGTGAATATAATTTTAAAAACAATATATCTTTTTTGTCTGCTTTATATCCTGCACCAGAAATATCTTCGTAAGGTGGACTTGTAACAATTAGATCTATTGAGTTATCTGGTATATCCTGCATAACTTCTAAGCAATCGCCATTGTATAACTTCATAAATTAATTATTGATACTTCTGGTTCATCATCTAATGGTTCTGGTGCAGTTATTCTATCAAGCATTAAAACCATTGCTATTGCACCGTCAATTTTTCTTTTACTTCTACCCTTTGATAAACGCCAACCCATATCAGTAGTTCGTTGTGCTGCACTCATTACTTGGTCTGTAAACGTTGGATCGCCATTGTGTCTTACTTTTGTGTTTGCAATTAAATCATAAGCATTACCACAAGCTGGTATCATACGTGAGTGCGTCTGTGGAAAGTTTACCATTGGAACGCCACGGTCTAACAATACTTGTGCTGAACGTTCAAAAAATGCTGGATCGTATGCAACTTCCTTAATTTTGTAGTCTTTCATTAATGAAACAATAAATGCTTCTATTTCTTGGTAATCCATAAAGTTTTCATCATTTGGTAGCCATATCTTAGAAAGCATATTTATTATCTCGTTATCATCTTTCTGACCATACACTATTGCAACGCTATCGTGTCGTAGTGCCATATCTACACCAACAAATGTATCTAGTCCCGGTTCTAGTTCTAGTTGTTCATCTTGACACGCTAACCATTTTTCTATCTCTATCCAGCTTTCTTCTTCTGTTCTAGTCCATTGGTTAAGGTGGTATCGTTGAAACTCGTTTATTGGTAATGACTTATGCCTACGTCTTAGGTTTTCTACTGGCCACCAATCGTTAGGTATTGCTGGATTTACTTTTTCCCAAACTTTTTCATCACTTGGGTTTTCATCTTCTGCTGCACCAATCCATTTAAAATAAAATTCTGGATCATCTTGTTTTCCTGCTTCTTTTAATAATCCACGTTGATACATACGACCTGCCATACTATCTAAGTCGTGTCCAGCTGTTGTAATGTTAAGCACTAATCCGTCTTTACGTTTAGCTGTATTGTTTGATAAAACATAATGTACACGTTCTAAGTTGATGTTATTCCACTCGTGTATCTCATCAGCAATAAAACAACTGTTTCTACCACCGTCTGCTGTTCCTGCTTTTGCAGCAACCCTAAATGCTCTACCCGGTGCGTTTTTAACTTGTATTTCATTTTCAAATGTTTCAACCATATCACGTAAAAATATACTTTCTTCGCACATAGTTTTCATAGTTCCAAACACTAGGTTTGCTTGTTCGTAACTTGCAGCAGCAACTGCCACTAACGGACTTGTAACGCCACTTCCTAAGAGTTCGTACAATCCAATCGCTGCTGCTAAAGCTGTCTTACCATTTCCTTTTGGTAATCCTATCAACGCTTCCCTGTATTTTCTTTCACCATTATCTTTGATTTCATACATTTCATAAATTATTGCTTGTTGCCATTGATCTAACTTAAATGGTTCACCGAAGAAATCGCCCTCACCGTGTACGCAAAACTTCTCTATAAACTTTACTACTCTTGCACCTTTTGTTTCTGGTAATTTAATCATTATTCTTCTTCAAATTCTGTATCAATCCACGAAACGTGTACTTTTGTACCGTCTTTTAAATATACCCAATCGTCTTTACGCATTATTCTTCTTCCAACATCAATATACGAGGATCAATCAATTCTTTTTCTTCATCATCTTGTAAAAGCTGTTGTAATTGTTTAAATCCCATTTGTGCTTCACCAAACGCAATACCGAGTCTTTGTCTTGCTAATGGTGTAAGCCCTAGTTCTTGTTCTAGTTTTAATATTTTTTCTTCTAGCTTTAATGTCAAACTAATTAATGGATTTATTGTAGGTTGTCCAGTAGATCCAACACTTAATAAACCTTTATTGCCTAAATTTTGTATTGTACGATTAGCACGTTCTACTTCATCATAATATTGAAACAAACGATAAAATGCCGGGAAGTCAACTTGTTGTGCTGTACTTGCAAGTTCGCTATCCCAATACTGTTTCCAGTAACTACGTGTTTTTGTTAGCCAACGTGAATTGGCTTTTGGTGTTTCAAATGCTTTCCCACCTTGTAACACGCTTAATGTACTATCCCTATGTCCTGTTAGTTTGTTTTTATCTTTTGGTATGCGTCCCCTTTTACCCATTATAGACTTTCAATTAACTCGGCTTTTTGACCTGTAGAATTTTCCCAACGTTCTATAATTACATCACAATAATTTTCATCAATTTCAATACCATAACAATTTCTTTTTAATTCTTCACAAGCTATTAATGTACTGCCACTACCTATAAATGGATCTAATACAATATCATTTTTTTTTGTAGAATTTAAAATTAAATGTTTTAACAATTCAACTGGTTTCATAGTTGGATGTAAATTTGATTTTCTTGGTTTATCAAATTCTAAAACACTTTTTAAATTATTATTACCATAAAAATTATGGCTTTCTTTACTTTTCCATCCATATAAAATTGGTTCGTGATTGTATTTATAATCAGTTCTACTTAAAACAAAATTATTTTTTTTCCAAATTAATAAATGTTTAAGCAAAAATCCATTATTTAAAATTGTTTTTTGCAAATTATAAAATAAATTGTCTAAATTAGCACCAAAAATATAATAAGAACTATTTTTGTTACTTTTTATGTAACAATTATTTAATACTTTATTCCAAATATCTTCTAAATCTTTTTCTGTTAAATTATCGTTTTCTATTGTTTTCGTAATTCTATTTCCATTGTCTAAAGAATTCAACATAGCATTTTTACTTGAATAATCAACACCATAAGGTGGATCAGTAATTAATAAATCGTAACCTATTTTGTAATTATTTATATCAGTTGCATCTCCACAAATTAAAAAATGATTACCTAACTTATATTTATCACCAAATTTAGTTTTTGACATTGTTGGTAACTTTGGTAATTCTTTTTCTTCAATTTCATTAAAACCAATTAATTGAAATAAATCATCTTCAGTAAAACTTGTTGCTTCTAACATTTCTAAATCACTTGCAACTGCACCAAGCATATCTGCTAATAAATCATCATCATACGTTCCTAGATCAGCTGTACGGTTGTCTGCTAATGCAAATGCTTTAGCTGTTAATTCATCATCATTAGTAAAAACAACTGCAATTTTATTCCAACCTAGTTCTCTAGCAGCTGCAAGTTGGTGATTACCAGAAATAACTTCACCGTCTTTAGTTGCAACTATTGGTTTTCTTTGTCCAAACTTCTCATAGCTTTTTTTTACAGCTTCAACGTTACCTTTACGTGGATTGCCGTCCAAGTGTTTAAGTTTTTCTATTGGGTACGCTAATGTTGTAAGATCATCTGCTATTTGGTGTTTGTCGGTCATAAAAATCCTTTGTATTAGCAATCTTACTTAGAACCACTACGTAACAACATAATACTACATAACTACGCATAACAACGTTTTTTAAAAACTATAAAAAAACAAAAAAAAGCATAAATTTGGGTAAAAAAAAAGTGTGC